TTCTCCTTATATCAAAGTGCGACAGACATTGCAATTACAAATCCAGCAGAAGCGCCTGCTGTGGGTTTATTTACAAACGTCACTGCTCCAGAACCGTCTGTTTCTAAAATTTGGTTTGCAGAACCGTCTGATGTCGGTAGTGTGTAGGCTCCATTAACATTTACAGTTCCTGTGGTTTGTATACCTGATGCTGTAGTAGCTAGTTTAGTTGACCCATCATCACTTAATTCTAATGCACCTACACCGTTAATTATTAGTTTACCTGTGTCTGTGGATATAGATCCGTGTTCTGTTGCACCTTTAAATATTTGTAAAACTTGATTGTGATTTGTGGCATCATTTATTAATTGCAGAACAGAATTAGTCCCAGCTTGATGCATTTCTAAAGGATTGGTAGTGAGATTCAATAAATTACCGTTTGTAGCATGATGTAATATTTCAAAATCGTCACCAGCACCAAATGTAATTTTTTTATTGTCTGCTACAGCTACATCTCCTCTAAAATTTGCATCACCATTAAAATCATTACCAATAGTTGTAATATGATTACCCATGTAACCATGAGATGAACACTGATAATATAAAATATTTGGTGTTTCAGAATCAACAGCTATTTGTGTATAGGCACCTGAACTACCAGGAGAACCATTTGTTGTTACACCTGTTGTATAAGCTGTGCTTTTTGCAGCATCCAAATAAAATCTTAATGGATGTCCACCACCAGCTCCATTAGAAGAGTCTGATTGATCAAATCTATAATAATATTTATAAGATGAGTCTACCCCAGACAGCCTCAACGCTGGTGATTCTAACCCATCAAAATAATAAGCATTACTAGATCCTTGACCTTGATAAGGATGAAGACCTGATTTAGAGGCAACAGTTACATTTATTATTTTTGGAGCTGATGAAGATCCATATTCTTCTGGGTTAGGTAACCCAACTTTTGCTGAAGGTAATGTACAAAATACATCTTTTGTTCCAGCAGAAAAATCAACAGCTGCATCACTATTAGAACTGGATATGATATAAGTTCTTGTTAAAGCATCTCCATCACTATCTAAAGTTCCAAAACCTACTTCAAATTCGGTAGAGTTTCTTAACACAATAGAATAGTAAGTGGTGTTACTACCACCTATTCCTGTAGCAAAAGTCTCAAAACCATCAACTGCGCTACCAAGAGCAAATACTCCTGTGCCAGTTGTAGTGCTGGTTACTCTTACTCTATCGTTTAACTTAAACGCCATTTGATTATGCTAATCTTATGATAGCGTCTGAAGCGTTAGCTGTTGGAAACTGAATAGTAAAAGTTCCTAATGTAGAAGTTTTATCTCCACCAAAGTTTATTACTGCCACTGCTTTGTTTGACTTTGAACTATTGTATATTAATGCACCACGAGCTGTAATTGTAGCTGTGGTCCAAGATGTATCATCAAAATCACAAAAAGCTGTTGTTCCAGAAGTTGTTGGTGTAACGCTAGTTAATGTATTTCCAGCCGCTGTATAACCTGTTCCAGAATATTCATTAGAAGTTGTATAAGCTGTGGTAGAGGCATCAATGCTTGCAGAATTGGTATACAAAGCAATTTTAAATGTGTCTCCACTTGATGCTGTAAAATTATGCGTTGCCACTAAAACCTCTTGTTTAAAGCTAGTGCATACCGCAGATGATCCTACTGCCATTTTATTGCCCTCCTTGGGTTGTCTTAATTGATCCTAATCCAGGTAAAGCAGATGGTTGTGGAATTCTTAAAACTCCATGCATATATTCATCTCTTCTTCCTCGACCTTGTTGTTGTGACGCTACCTCTTGTAACGCACGTTGATACGATTGTTCGTACAATTGCAGCATGTCTGCTGGACCCTTTAAAAACTTAAAGGCTTCTGCAAGGCTACCATACAATAATAATGCAGGTGCGTTGTCGCTCAACCAAGTTGATGTTGTGGTTGAAGAAAGTCTTTCTGGTAATCTGACAAATCCTAACTCTACATAAAAAGCAGCACTTGGTGTTGGTGCTATGTATATAGTATTTTCATCCCATTGTGAATAGTATTTAGGTGTTCCTGTGTTGTCTCTATTTGGCCAATACTCATTCATAAAAGTAATATCTTTTTGTTCTAAAAATGTCCTGGAGCCTGATCCTGAGGCAGGATAAATCATTAAACTTCTTATAGCAGAAAATAAAACAGGAGTTATTCCGGTGCCTCCTGGTAAACTTAAAAACTCATTACCTGAAGTTAATTGTGCAAATTGATATGATCTAAAAACAGGTAAATCTAAATTTCTTAAAATTCTATTTTCAGCATGTTCTATAAAATCATTAACAATTGAATCTGTAAGAACAGAACTATCTACCTCTGTGTAATCTCTTATCTGAGAAACTAATTCAGTGTATGTTGTCATGATACTAATGTAACAGGACCAGCTGTAACCGTTCCTCCTCCTATTCCAGTTGTATTAGCCGCTGTAGTCAAAGGAATACTAAAAGTATTTTCATCTACAACAGTTATGGTCAAACCACTAGTATTTTTTATTTCATCTATTGATGTTCCTAATAACGGTTGACCTACATCATAAAATCTTACTACATCACTTGTGGATCTACCATGTGATGGTGAAAAGACATTTACAGTTGTACTACCACTTGTAAATCTAAAAGGATTCAAAGGTAATAAAACTGCAACAGAATTTTCTGTTCTATCTGGTCTAGCAAACTCTAAGGCCTGGGGATCAGGTCTATGTTCTTGTGGCATTAATTGAGCAGCTTTAGGTTCATACTCACTGGTGTGAACTTTTGATCCGTTCCACTCAGTTACCATTTCTGAATAAGGAAACTCTAATCCACTTCTATCAGAAATAAATTTTGCGTATTTACCTTGTGCGTATGCCATTACCCTTTACTTGTTCTTTTTTTCCTAGAAGCCATTATTGTTGTAGGTTTTTGTTTCTTTTTATTTTCTTCTTGCATTTTACGCACTGTATATCCTAAACCAGCACCAGCACCTACTCCCCCAAAATACCGCAAATCATCTTTTCTCCTACTAATCGCACTTTTTGTTTTTTCACCTAAAGTCTTTTTTCTTCTATAACCTACTATACTACCATCTGCTGTAACAGCTCTTCTATCTAAGTCTCTCATGGCTTTTGTAATTTTTTTATTCAAACCCTCTCTAGTAGAAGCGGTAAATTTTTTACCAGCTAAATCTTTTGGGAGAGTAATTCTTTTACCTGCTTTTGTTTTTGCAGAAGATGCCATTGTTGCTGAAAATTTTTGTTTATTTCCAGATCCTATTTTTTTTATTGCTGTCTTTGCTAATTTTTTAAACATAGTTATCTCCTTACAGTTCCACCTTTTTTATAATTTTTTCTTGGACCCAATACTCCACCACCTGGTTTTCTAATATTAAAATCCTCTGGATTTTTTAACATTATTTTTTTTGTTCTTCTTGGTTTATTTTTTACTGCTTTTGCCAAAGCATCTCTTTGACCAGCAACTTCTTTAGTATATTTTTTTAATGACTTTGGTAATTCTTTTACATTAATTGTTTTTTGTCCTGACTTTAAGGCATTAATTAAAAAATTACCGGCTACTTTTACACTCATGATTTCCTCTTTGGTTTAATCTTTCTTGCTTTTAAAAAATCAGATCTAGCTTTGTCTACAGTTTTTTTGCTTTTACCTGATCTCATTGCTGATAACATTTTTCTGGGAACCTCTACACCTTTTGATTCTAAATATCTGTCTCTAGCAGTTGCTTTACGACCATACATTTTTCTATCACGAGCAGCTTTTTTAACAGCGGTCTTTGCTAATTTTTTTAGTACCATGTGAATTTGCCACCCTTCGTAGCGGCACCCATTCCTAATTTGGTTCCTTTGACAGGTTTTCTATCAATTGATATTTCTTGTGCTTTACCTTTTGCAGGTGCTACACCTTTTGTTGTAATAGCTCCAGCTTCAACAGCATTAGGTATATCTATTTGACCTCTGCCATAAGATCCTATCTTTTTTGTTGAACCACTTTTACTATTAGTAGTTTGTTTATTATATAAAACGTTAGCCATCTTACCTCCTATGGTATATATGATTGAGCCGGTTTAATACGATGAGAAATTCTTTCTCTATCGTTTCCTGCAGCTCTATCAAATTCTTCATCATATGACGCTTTTAAATTAGCACTCAAAGCTGGTGCTCTTTTTAAACTCATATAATATGCTAATCCTGCCGTTAGACAAGGCATAAAATAAAAAGGCACATCAGCGTAATTAGTATAGTCACCAGCGTCCTCTATTCTTTTTATAAAAAAATATTTAAAAATGTAAGCTTTATCTGGACTAGGATATAGAAACAAAGTCATATCATTTTCTGGTCTACCATTAGTGGCAGCACCTCCAACGGTGACTGTCCCAGGCATTAATACAAATTGAGTAGGTCTTGCATCTCCAGTTGCAGTTCTTTCTTTTCTTGAAAGATTAAAATACTCTTCTCTAGATATTTTAGTAATCGCTACATCTGTAGTATTACTATCACCTTCTAAATTTGCAGTGGCATCTGCTGTAGTCGTTATGGTTGCATCTATAATATCAACCACAGATTGATCTACAGTATAATGATTTGTTCCTGGAGTTAAAGTTTGAGTTCCATAAGTGACTGTCCAAAGATTAAGTCCACGATTTGCCCATTCTGAAAAAATTAAATTTAAAGATCTTTTTGCAGTTTTTAAATCGTAACCGCTTCTAACCTCTAAACCACATCTTTCAAAAGCTTCTTCTATAATCTCTTCTATCGAAAGATTAAAATTAGTAGTGCCTGAATAAGCCATATAAACCTCTATGATGATATAGGTGTATATTCTTTTATAAATTCAACAACTAAACTTGCAGTATCGTCATTAGTAACAGAAGAAAAGTTAATCAAAACATCGCCTGTGTAATTAGTAGCTTTTGTATTTTGTAAGCCACCTATGGTGCTGAAATCCATGTCATCAGCAAAATTACAAGACCATGCGATTGGATTAGTTCCACTGTTGACCCACTCTAATAAAAGTGGTTTGGTTGTTGCAGAGTTGTTAACGCTCCACCATAATTTATTAATGTTGATAAAAGTACAAGCTGTGCCATCATTTCTTACATTTAAAGCAGATGCATCAACATTAAATGTTTCAGCTGTAGTAGAAGCTATTTTAGCAGTAAATGAAAATATTGCTTTCTTGTCTCCGTCAAATAGTTTTTTTGTATATTGAGCCATTTAATTCCCCTTGTAAAAGGGTGGGGCCATTACTCCCCACCCACGGTTATATTAATTACGAATAAGATACGTCTCTATCTTGCGCCGCCATTATGTAATCAATGGTTGTTACTTTCTGTCCTGTAGCGTCACCAGAAACACTCATAGCCATTACTTTCATATTAGCTGTTGGAATGTTAGTGGTAGAAGTACCAACCAAATTTCTGTTTATGTAAAATTGAACTTTGTTTGTGCTGTCATTTTTTGTAGCAACAAGTCCCAAAGTTACGTATGTATCATTTTCCATTGTTGATTTTGTGGTATCAGCAAATTCTACTAGAGTCTGAGTGTCACCAGATTCAGTAGTTCCTTTGACAATAGCACTGCCATCCACTTTTACAAATCCAATAACATTACTTGAAAGTAATGCGTTCTCTGGGTTTGTTGCAAATGTTTCTGTAAAACCAACTAAGAAATCAGTTTGTGTTGCATCAGAAATCTTTACTCTTGTTTCAAAATAAAGTTTGTTACCTGCTGTTGTAGGTAGAGCAAAAGATTCTTGTTTTGCTTGAATTGAGGCACCATCGTTATCTGTAGTATTTGCTGAAGTTAAGTTTACTTCACCATTGAGAGAATCTGCAACAACTGCTGCAGTTGCTGATGAGTCTTTTACGATAGTCCAATTGTGTGTCGCATCTAATGCACCCTGATTAAAATCATCAAAATATGTGAATTGATCAGGCCACATAGACATTTTTAAATTTTCAAAAGCACTTGCATTTGAAAATAGTACCGGTCCTTTAAAATGTGTAGCCATTTTTTTACTCCTTGCCTGTATAGGGCATTCGTTACCTCGTCACTATACTGTACTGCCTAGCCAGCCTCGGTAACTGTTTACTAGGTAGAAGGGGGAAAACCACTTCCCCCCCTTCATAAGTTTATTATGCTCCTGGTGATCCAAAGATACCTCTAGGATCAGAGAATCCAAAAGAATATCTCTCCCTAGCTTTATATCTTACATTACCAGTATCGAAGTCACCTTCCATAGCAGTTCTGATAGGGGCTC